ATTTTGGACCGAATTCTGTTGAAGTTATTTTACCAACTTTTAAAAGATTATCGAATTCAGCAGTTGTCACACCAATAGCCTTCGCAGCAATTTGGAATGCTCCAGGAATACGCTCTCCTAATTGTCCTCTAATTTCTTCTGCTTGGACTTTACCCTTTGACATGATCTGAACCATAGCCTGCATAGCTTGGCGCGAATCATAAGTTGACATTTGAAACGCTGTAAGAGCAGCATTAAGCCCTTCAATAATGTCTTTTGTTTCATCTAATGTTAACCCAGCTTCTTTTGTAGTGGCAACCAATTGAGCATATGATTGTGTTTGTGATACTATATCAAGACCATACTGTTTTGATATTCCTCTAATATATTGTGTTGCTTCACCAAGATCTTGATATCCTTGCACAGCTCCTTTAAGAACTAGTTCTAAACTATTCGTCAATAATATAGCATTTGATGTATATGTTATTAATTCTTTAAATCCTATTCCAGCCATCGCATATTTTAATAAAGTAAACGAATCAGCAAGACGACTTGTAGAAGTTAATACTTGATTAATACCTTTTGATGTATTATTTAATGATGTCGGTAATTTACCAGAACCTAATCCTTGATTTATGGAATTTTGTAAATTACTAAATGCTGTTTGAAGGGTTTTTAATTGTTTTAGGGCGCTCCCAATGTCTACTTGAACTGTTACTTGAGCTGTGTTTGCTGGCATCTGTTGAATACTCCTCATGGTGTGTTCTTAAAGATTCTGATAAATAAATTAGAATTTTCCCTCGTATATATTTTCTCTCCTCTCCTTTGTAGTTTTCTATATCAAGAATTTTTTCTATGGCAACAATACTTGGTGATCCCATTCCATCTATCATTAATGATATATATTTTGATGTAATTTCTAGAGTTTCTATATTATTTACATGAGCAAAAACATAACCACATTTCTCGCAATCTGGTTTCTTTCCTGATAACATTGACTTTGTATTAAGACATTCTTCGCAACTTACTTTTCGTTCTTTTGCGCTTCTCCATCTTGCGATTTCTGTAAGTTTTTTATTTCTTGGGCCTCATATATTTCTGCTCTAATTGACATAGCCTTATCTATAACGAATGTAACTATCTCTTGATCAAAATCAAAAATCAACTTTTTATTCTCTTCGTTACATTTTAATTCAACTCCATTTTCATCTACAAATCCTTTCCAATCATTAACACAATAATTAAATGCTGGAAAAAGATCGGATACGTTCATTTGAGTGTCTGTAGGATCAGAAGGGAGTTTGTTCATTGTGAAGAGAGAGAAAGGTTTAATAAAAAGTTTTAATTCTTGATCTTGTTCGAAATCAAACCACTTTCCTTTTGCTTTACTTTTGTTGAATTTTCTCATTGTCTATCTCCTTATCCGAAGAATTTAAATTACTATTGAAATATTTTTTCAATAGTCGCGCCGTTGGCAAACCACATTTTTCGCAGTCTGGAAGTTTACCACTTAAATCTTTTCTTGTTTCAATACATTCTATACAAGTCATTCCATCGCGTTTCAAATACCATACCATAAACGCTAATAGATCATATAGATTAGAGTCAGCAAGATATTTTAAAAAAAGACGAGGAGACATAATCCTATCATCTCCTCGTCTGATGTTTTTAGGTTTAGCCATTATTCTGACTCTCCTTTCCTTAGATTATAGGGATCGCACCCTTACTAACTCAAACTACCATATTTAAGTGTTAATGGACCAGAACCAGTTACACTCATTGTAAACGATACAACTGAGTTATTATCAGTTGTCCATTCATATGAATCAATAAAACAAGCAGCTTCTGGATCTGTTGTAAGATCCATTGTATAATAGCTTGTAGAATCAATCCAGAATTCAAGTGTGCTTAGTTCTGTGCCTTCTTCTGCTGATTGGACGAGCAATTGCTGATTAGCATCATCTACATCCAAATGACCAGCAAATGATCCCTTCCAATTTCCCATTCCTGATTTGAATTTTGCTAATACATCACCAAACGATGTGATATCAATGACATCACGACCATAAGTTACAGTCATTGATGTCATTCTTGCTACAACTGTTCCACTAATAGCAATTCGTGCATTACGACCAAGTTTTGTTGCCATATTATTGTCTCCTATTTTTCTTGAGTATAAAAAACTTGAATTTCTATTGTAAAATATGCTCTTTCTTTTTCTATTCCTCCTGCGAATACTTCAACATTCCCCAGATTTGTATCATTAGTATATGTCCAATCAGTTGACATTAAAAATTTTTCGATATCTTCAATTAATTCATATAATGGAGTAAAATTATCGTAAGAAATTTGTTGAACACCATAAATTACGATATTAAGAGTTCTTAATCTGTAATTATCCAATCCTTGTTCTGGTAAGTCATCACTACTTAATATATATCCAATTGTTGGATATGTGCTTATAGAATCAAAATCAGCAATTCCATTAACACAATTAATAATTGATGTTGTGTATGATGTAGAAGCCCCAGTCATATGGTCTAAAAAATCTTCTTTTAATTTATTTAAAATAGTATCTCTCATCTATTCAGCTCCTTTATAATAGCATCTTGAATCATTCTCGCTCCTCCTTCTTTTGTATTATCTAGTGCTCTTGATAAATATGGTCTTGCTGGAATGGTAACAGACGGTGTAAATATTGTCATATCAGTAACACCAATTTCTTTTTTTCTAACTTTTTTATATCTTTCTTTTCCAAATGTAAATATTTTCATATCGGTATTACCAATTCTTTTTTTTCTAACTTTTTTATATGTTTCTTCTCTGTTTGGTGTAATTCTCCAAGACCATTTTTTACTTAATAATAAGCTTCTATTAGATAATTTAAATATCAAATATTTTCCTTTCTTAGCAGTAATTTTAGCACCGAATTCATGAACAGGGGCATAAATTACTTTAGAACCAACTGTTCCTTCTAATACATCACCAACTTTTTTTACACCAGATCGTTTTATAGACTTGCGCAATCTTCCAGTTTTATTATTAATAGAATTCGGCATACCAAATATTAATTGTGCTTCAGTAACCAACCTTGTTAAATATTCTTTAAGTCCATTTCGTGATCCATTAATAAATAATTGAGGCCATCTATAAACAACTTGACTTAAATTAGATTGGAATTTAAATTTTATCATTAATGCGCTCTCATCGCACGATATCTTGAAAGAATTCTAAATGTAGAAGAAAGATATCCTTGATCAAAATACAACGCAGACCCATCAGATAAAGATTTATTAGCAACATCAAAGTCTTTTCTTCTTTTATATTTCTTTAAAATTTCCTCAATAGCGCATTGTTTTAAATCTAATGGAATTTCAGTATATCCTCCATTATAAGATACTTTATAATTTGATAAACCCGCTGACCATATATCCTTATATAAAATATAATTTGAATTAACAAGATAATCATCACTTGATATTTCAGATGATGCTGACCAAACCCAATCAGGATCTTCATAAATACTGGCGACAGAATTAATTGGAGTATTTTTAACAAATAAATATCTGCTTCCATTTCCATCTACATACTCCACATAATCATCAGCTAAAAAACTATCTATTCCGCAATAATTTTGAAAATCATAAGTTACTCTTTCAATAAGCGTTTCGATAAGATCGTCATCTTCTGCTTGACTTCCGGTAAAACCATAAAATTCTTTTATTTCTTCAAGAGAACAAAGATTATTTGCCGCCATATTTTTACCTCTTTTTAGTGTGGAGTAAAACCGAAGCTTTACTCCACACTTTTTTTAATTAAGCACTCTTAATTTGAGCGAACATTGACTCAAAGATAGGAGCACCAGCTAAACGACAGTAATAACGGAACATTACTTGATTCTGTTTGAATGAAGTTCCATCGTATGGATTCATTTCAATACCAGTTGGCAGCATACGAATTGCCATCGCGTAATTCTGTAGACTACCAAAGCAACAATAACCAGCTGCTGTAGAATCGGTTCCAGAAATTGCCGCGACTTCTTCAACAGGATATCCAGCAAGAGCCTGAGCTGGTGTTCCATATAGATAACTAACTAATGGTGTTCCAGCTGTGCCGGTTGTAAGAACTTGGATATAAGGTTGAATTTCTTTTGGCAGATAGAACTTTGCGCCGCGTCTATGAATAGCATGCAGTTTATAAATTGCCTCATAGATTTTAGCAGCTGTAATTGTGGAAATACCACCAGACATTGTTACAACGTTGGTTGTAATTGCGTCGAACAGCCCTGTAAATTGATTACCATTGAAAACTTGGTTATCAACTTCTTGCCCGATTGCTTCAATGACATCGCGTGTAATATAGGATACGATATCATTCATAGAATCATCCAGAAGTTACGGAGAAACTGTTCCCCACAATCCAAGTCTCTTCAGTGTTAATGGAAGCGTGGCTGTTCCTGGCTCGCTTTCACTAGAAGCTGACTCTTCGTTTGCCCATGTAACTGTTACAGATGTTCCCTGCTTTGGAATATGAAGCACATTACCAGCTACAGGAAATTTACGGCAATCACGAAGACCAACACTAACCAATCTGGCTTTTTCCTCAACGTTCTGTGCCCACTGTTCTGGCACAAACTCAAGACCTTCACCAGCTGTTCCTTCTTGCATTGCTGCTTTGTAAACATCTGATCTTTTGCTTGCCATTGGAGCAAATAGATCAATTACTTCTTTGACAATTCTGCTTTTCAATTTTACATCTGTTGGAAAATATTGTGGTGAATCCATTCCCTGGCGTCTGAACATAAATCCTTTATATTTGTCAGGATCACCAACTTCTACATTACCAGCAGGAACTTTTCCAACTGGTGCGGCTTCGAGTTTTGTAACCTTATCCTCAAGAGCCTTAATTCTTGCATTTTTTGTATCGACTGTATCAATAGCTGTTACTAATTCAACAATTTTGTCTTTTTCCATTTTATATTACTCCTTATTATTTCTTTAGAATATTGTCAACTAAATCATCAAGAGACTTAGCAGTATCGACAGATTTCTCACTCGAAACAAGAAAGTCATTGATAATTTTATCGACTGGGTGAACACGCTCTTCTACAATAGGGTTTTCCTTCAATTCCAATTTCTTAGAAATGATGGAAAACTCAGTTTGAAGTTTTAATACCATATCGTGTAGTTCTTTAATTGTAATTTGTTCCACAGATTTTTCGGTTAT